TAAGAATTTATAACATTTATAATTTTATTTGTTTTTAAAAAAAATACACAATTATGGGACATTTTGAAGAAATACACGAAGAAGTTGGAGTAGCAGCAGCCAAACCAAGATTTGGGCTTAGGGAATACTCAAGTGAAAATGGACCTTTAGTTCATAGAACAGTTATTGGAACTGAAGAAAAACATTTTAATTTACGAAATAACACTTATTATAGTGTTAATACTCCATCTGAATTAGCATCAATAGAGGAAGCTATGGCAATGATGGAAGGAGCATCTTAATAAAATAATTAATAACTAATAAAAATAAATAAATATGGCACCAGAAGCAGAAGCGTTTAGCGGATATGAAAATCCAGCAAGTAGATACGGTGAAAGAACTTATGTAACGGTACAAGGTTTAGGAATTCACAGAACAGCAGGTACAGGACCAGGAGAAAGACAAGTAGGAGATTTTAAGTTAGTATCAACAAACGGTATACAACTACCAGATGTTGGAACAGAGTATGGAAATTTAGGCGGTGGAATGCCTGAAGAACACATGATGGGTTAACATTCAATTAAACTTATAAATTAACTAAAAAAAAATAAAATAATATGCCAACAGCAAGAACAATAAGAAATATTTCCATGCCCCCGAATAGATCTTATTTACAAACAGTAATTAAAGTGGGGTTAGGTTTTAATACAGCAAGCGCTGAATACGTGATCATGCAAGATGAGATTTGGGAAGGAACAGGGAGAACTTCTCCGACTCTTGATTTATCACAAATGGACGCAGGTAGAATAAACTTAAGCTGGCCTGGTTTTCTTTCATCTAATTTTGATTACGAAGTAGTTTCACCTTTTAATGTAGAAATTACAGGTCAATACTGGACTGATAATTCACAAAGTGATCTTTCTCCATGGTTTGCATCAGGAGAAGAAATAGATAATAATAACGTTGTATTGTATTCACAAATGGGAAGTGTTTTACAAGATGGTGACGCTTTCATGACGATTACAATATCATTTTACCCACCGTTATCGCAGGAATACGGATTTCTAAAATTTACATAATAGACTAATGAATATAATAGAATTAGTAATAAATGATGACGAAGAATTAGCAGGAGTAGATGCTATTTCTGTAGTTGAAGAACCTGCTATAGAAGAAGACTTTATAGCGTTAAAAAAACAAGAAATAAAACTTGCAGAAGTAAACGCGGAGAAAAGGATCTTAATGGGAGCAGCTTTAATACCTGATAAACCTATTTTCAGACGTGCAGGTGAAGAAGAATTTTATATTTACTTCTCTAAAAGCACAGTTGCAAAAGCAAGTCAAATGTTTTTAAGAAAGGGTAATCAGAACAAAGCAACTCTAGAACACGCTGAAGCTTTAGGCGGAATGACCGTGGTAGAATCTTGGTTAGTTGAAGATGAAGTTCATGATAAATCTAGAAAATACGGCTTAAAAATGCCTATAGGAACTTGGATGGTAAGCATGAAAGTTTATAATGACGAGGTTTGGAATGAATATGTTAAAACAGGTAGAGTCAGGGGCTTCTCAATTGAAGGTTATTTTGCGGATAAATTAGATCGTCCTCAAGACAAACAAAAAGATCAATTATCTGCTGATGAAAAACTATTAAAACAAATTATAGATGCCATTCAACAAAAATGAGGCAACACCAAGCAAGACTTCTCCAGTAGGGGGAAGACGTGGATGTTTATGTAAAGATGGCACATACAGTTCTAAGTGTTGTGATGGATCACTCCAAGCACAAGGAATTGGGTCAACAACTGGCCAAAACGGATAAATTTATAACGAGTGATCAAAACAGATGTTTTTAAAAAAAAATCTAATATATATATATTGACATGGATGATAGACTAATTTTAAACAAGGTAAAAACTTTATTAGGCTTAGAAGTAAGTCTCGAAGAGAAATTACTAGAAAACGGAACTAAATTCGTTGCGGAGTCATTTAAAGCAGGGGATGAAGTATTTATTCAAGCTGAGGATGATCAAAAAATTCCTGTTCCAGCAGGAGAGTATGAAATGGAAGATGGCCAAACTCTTGTAGTTAAAGAAGATGGTTTAATCGATGAAATAAGAGATGCTGAAGAAACAGTCGAGGAAGAAGAAGAACTTGGTGAAGATGAAGGAAAAGATGATGACGAAGTAAAAGCTGATGATTGGGCAGGTATGGAAAAAAGAGTAAAAAATTTAGAAGATGCAATTGCTGATCTTAAAGAAAAAGTAGGTGGAGAGCAGAAAGAAATCGAAGAAGATCTATCTGCTGATAAAGTGGAAGAATTATCTGATGAAACAGAATTATCTGCTGAAACTAAAGAGATTAAACACAATCCAGAATCTAAAAAAGAGATTTCTTTAACTAAAATCGGTAAAGTCTCTGATTTAAGACAAAGAGTATTTAATCAAATATTTAACAAATAATAATAATTTTAATCAATAATTAATAAACAATGGCAACAACAGTAAACATTACAACAACTTATGCTGGTGAATTTTCACAGAAATATATTTCAGCGGCATTGCTATCATCGTCTACAATTAGCGATGGTGGAGTTGAAGTTATGCCTAACGTGAAGTACAGAGAAGTCATCCAGAGAGTTGAAACTGGTTCTCTGATTGCTGACGGTAGTTGTGACTTCGATGCGAGCTCATCAGTTACTTTAACAGAAGTAGCGCTTGAGCCAGAAGAATTTCAAGTAAACTTACAACTATGTAAGAAAGATTTTATTAACACATGGGATGCGATTCAAATGGGCTATTCAGCTTTTGATCAACTACCAACATCTTTTGCAGACTATTTAATTGCTCACGTAGCAGCTAAAGTAGCAGCACAAAATGAAACTACTATTTGGCAAGGAGCTACAGGTAACGCTGGTGAATATGACGGATTTGAAACATTAGCAGCAGCTCCTGGTTCTAACGTGATCACGGTAGCAGGTGCAGGTGGTTTAACAGCAGCTAATATTTTAGCTGAACTACAAAAAGTAGTAGATGCAATTCCTAACACTCTTTACGGAAAAGAAGAGTTAAAATTATACATTTCTCCTAAAGCAGCTAAATTATATGTAGAAGTCCTTGGTGGATTTACTGCAGTTGGCGCAGCAGGTATTGATAATAAAGGAACAATGTGGTTTAATAACGGATCTTTATCTTATGGTGGTGTTCCAGTTTTCGTAGCAAGAGGATTATCTGCAGATTCAATGTTTGCAGCTGAATCAACTAATCTGTATTTCGGAACTGGTTTAATGAACGATTGGAATGTCGTAAAAACAATTGACATGGCAGATATTGATGGAAGTCAAAACGTAAGAGTAGTTATGAGATTTACTGCTGGTTTGGCTATCGGTATTCCACAGGATGTTGTATATTATAACTAATAATTAACCTTATATCGAGGAGGGTAAAACCTCCTCCATATACTAAAACCTTAAAAAATGGCATGTGATATTAACTTAGGACGATTAGAACCCTGTAAGGATTCAGTTGGAGGACTAAAAGCAATTTACTTTATAAACTACACAGCTGGTTTATTAGATTCTGCTACTTTCGACGCTGATGAAATTATAGAAGGTTTTGCATCTCCTTTAACATTATACAAATATGACTTAAAAGGTGCTAATTCATTTGATGAAGCAAATGAAAATTCTAGGGATAACGGAACAAGTTTCTTTACACAAACAGGTACTATTGTACTTAAAAAACAAGATCCAACAACTAGAAAGCAAATGAAATTATTATCTTGGGGAAGACCTCAAATAGTAATTGAGTTTTATAATACTGGTACGGCAAACGCAAGTAGATACGTAATAGCAGGGATAGAGAATGGATGCGAAGTTGCTCCTAGCACAGCTAGTGGCGCTGCGATGGGTGATTTAAATGGTTATAATATAACATTTACAGGAATGGAAAAAGCACCGGCTAATTTTATTGATCCATCTATTATCGATGATACAACTAACACGGTTGTTGTCGACGGAGTATAATTTCTTTTAATTTTCATATTTTATAAGCCTCTAGTAATAGGGGCTTTTTTTTTAACAGAAATCTAATTTTCTTGTTTTATAAAAAACGTGATCATGCTAATTTTAAAACCAAATCAACCAAGCTATTCTTTTTATTATTTAGGAAGGCCTGATTCAAATGGAGATCCAATAGCGCCTGATGGTTTTAGGATTTTAAATCAAGATCGTAATGTAGATACTGGAGGTATATCCAACTCTTCTTTTGATGAATATTACACGAAGTTTAATATTGTATCAATAAATAATTTTCAATTAAAAGAGGGTGTATTTTATTATATAAAAATTTTTAAAGGTACTGAAGTAATTTATAGAGATACTATATTTTGCACGGATCAAACACCTGTAGAAGGTTATTCTATAAATAAAGATGAATATAAAGAGCATGAAACAACTAATGAATATATAGTATTATGACAAATGATTTGTTTGTAGCGAATTTAGCAGCTTACACAGCTCCTAAAATAGTAGAAATAAAAAGTAAAGATTGGGTTTATTATGGTGAAGACAATGATTATTTTAATTATTTAATAAGCCTTTATTTAAACTCAACAACTAATCACTCAATTATTAACGGTGTTTCAAATCAAGTTTACGGTAGAGGAATTGCTGCATTAAACTCTGATAAAAAACCTGAGCAATATGCTCAAATGATGATTATATTCGAAAAAGATTGTTTAAGGAAATACATTAAAGATTTTAAGATCTTTGGGATGTCCGCTTTACAAGTTTTATACAAAGATGGTAAAGTCATTAAAGCTAAGCATTTTCCAATGGAAACACTTAGAGCAGAAAAATGTAATGAAGATGGTGAAATAGAAGCTTGGTATTATTCAAATGATTGGGAAGAAGTCAAAACTAGAAGACAAGAACCAACTAGAATACCAGCTTTTGGACGAGGTGGTAAAAATGAATCAGAAATGTATGTTTTAGCTCCTTATGTGCCAGGTCATTATTATTATTCTCCTTGTGATTATACCGGGGGATTACCATATGCTAAACTAGAAGATGAAATTGGGGATTATTTAATAAATGATACGATTAACAACTTTTCCGGAACTAAAGTAGTAAACTTTAACAACGGCGTCCCGACACCGGAAAAAATGCAGCAAATAAAATCTGATGTAATGCAAAAGCTCACAGGCGCTCGTGGTGAAAAGGTAATAGTTGCTTTTAATAACAACGCTGAGTCTAAGACAACAATTGATGATATACCGCTAAATGATGCGCCAGCACATTACCAGTATCTATCTGAAGAATGTTTTAGAAAACTTATTGTTGCTCACCGAGTTACCTCTCCTATGTTGTTAGGAATTAGAGAAGGTAATAACGGTCTTGGTAATAACGCTGATGAAATAGAGACCGCAACTTTATTAATGGATAATATTGTGATCAAGAGTTATCAAGATCAGATTATAGATTCTATGGATAAAATTTTAAGTGTAAACGAAATAGCTTTAGATCTATATTTTAAAACACTTAAACCTTTAGCTTTTAATGATATTGATCAGCTTGAAGGTGTAAATGAAGATGTAGCTGAAGAAGAAACAGGTGTTGAAATGAGTAAAGTACCTCATTTAGATGATGAATTAGGTAAGCAAATATTAGCTAATTTGCAAGGTGAAGAAATGAACGAAGATTGGATTGTTACTGATGTTAGAGAAGTAGATGATGAAAATTCTACTCCTGAAGATTGGGTTGCGGCTTCACTTGTAGATAAAAAAGAAACTACTTTAGATAAAGTTAAAAAAGTTTTATTTAATAACCCTAGTCCTATAGCTTATAGCGAAGGCAAATGGTCTGTGTTAGACTCAGATAATTATAAAATAAGATACGTTTATTTTCAAAAATCTAAAGCAAAATCTATTCAAAAAGATGAAGACGGTAAAAGAAAAAGTACTTACAAAACTAGACCATTTTGTGAAAACATGATGAGTTTAGCAAAGCAAGGTGTTGTGTACAGGATTGAAGATATTGACGAAGCTAGTGAGAAAGGGATCAATGGAGGTTTTGCGCCTGAAGGTGAAGACACCTATGATCTTTTTAAATACAAAGGAGGATGTTATTGCAGACATGCCTGGAAACAAGTACTATATAGAAGAAAAAAAGGAGCTGATGTTTCACCTGATCTAAAAAACTATAGGAGAACAGGATCAATTCCTAAACGATATGAAAGAAACCCATGGGGAAGCAAAGACGCTAAAAAAGCTACTTTTGATTTACCAAATCACGGATCACTAAAATACACATACTAATGGCAACAGCATTATTCATAACAACTAAAGACATTAAAAGGTATTCCATTCTATCCGGGAATGTAGATCCGGACAAATTTATTTACATGGTGGAAATAGCCATGGATACTCAAGTTCAAAATTATACAGGAACTGTTTTATATGAAAAAATACAAGATCTAATTACGACAGGTTCAATAAACTTACCTGCTAATGATAAATACAAAACTTTATTAGAAACTTACTTAAAACCAATGACTATTTATTGGTCTTTAACTACATATATGCCGTTTGCCGCTTATACTGTTGCTAATGGAGGCGTGTATAAACATACTGCAGAATCCGCGGTAACAGTTGAAAAAAATGAAGTGGATTATTTGCAAGAAAAATATAGAGACATTGCTCAATTTTATACTAATAATTTTATAGACTTTATGTGTTATAATCAAAGCACTTATCCGGAGTATAATCAAAACACTGAAGATGATTTTTACCCTGATACAACGTCTGATTTTGGAGGCTGGGTTTTATGAGTTATAAAATAAAGCAAAAAAACATTGTTCGTTTAGAGCAGTTTTTAAAAAAGAAAATTAATGGATTGGTATACAACAGTGACGGAAAAAATAAAGGTAATTTACAAAAAAAATAAATGATTTCACCAACATATACTTATATAGCAGGAGCATTTAAAGCTGGAAAAGTTTTTAAACAAGTACCCTCTTATCCTGTTAATAGTGGAGCCCCTCAAGTTCAAAGAACTAGTGAAACTCATAGATTAAATCCTGAAGGTTTAGTTGAAGAATTAGGCACTGGAGTTCCTAGACAGGATTGGGATGTTAATAAGGGTAAAGTAAGTGATTATCCATGTTTATCTTTTAGACAAAAAGTAGATAATTACACTAAATACACACAAGAGTTTAATAACGGATTATGGCAAAAAACAGGGGGATTTATAAGTGCTGATAGACATACGGGTCCTGATGGATTACAAAGCGCTGAAAGATTTACAACGCAAGCAACTAGTACAGCTTGTTTTATTCATCAAAACTTAGATGTTAAAGTTACTGACTCGACTATATATTGTTCCGTTTGGGTAAGAGATGGAGGAGGAGATGAAGGAAATCCTGGAACTGGATATTTTACTATGTCTATTTTTAATAACTCAACATCTACTTATCTTGATTATCTTACGGTTGATATTGTTAACGGTATTGCGGTAGATGGTGGACCTAAAGGAATAATGGTCAAGGAATATCCTGATAAGTGGTTTAGAGTTGGTTTTTTTACTGAAACAAGTCCTGGAAGTAGTGGTACATTTCAACTTAGATTACATGCTGGAGTTAATTCTCCTGAATCAGCTTCATTCCCTAATTATTTAAATACTGGTTTAGCTTCTGGTCAACAAATTCAATTTTGGGGAGCAAATATAACTAAGACAAAATACGCTATGCCTTATATTAAGGCAGACGGTAGTTTTACAGACTTAGAAGATGACAACTTTCACGTTACTGGATTACAAGATCATGTTAATTCACCTGAGGGAATATTTTTTATTCATTTAAAAATGGCCGCAGAAAATGTTTATTTATCAAATTCTCAAGCAGTTATTTCGTTAAATTCTAGTAGCACTACAAATGGTATATTTTTTAACTTTAAGAGTGGATCACCAAATTTTGCTATGAATATAACCGTCAACGGTTCTTCTCAATCATTCTATTCACAAACATTAGATTTTAATGAAGAAATAAAATTAGCAGTGTATTATAAAACCGATTATTGTGAGTTGTTTTACAATGGAAGTTCTGTAAATATTGACACAAATTTTGTAACTTTTGGAAGTAGAATGCTACAGAGAATAGATAACGATAATGGTGGAGGATTTAACCCGTTTAATGAAGGTGATCTTTATCAAATGAGATTTTATGATGTAAGAACATTATCACCATCACAAATAAAAGAATTGCAAAGAGATCTAACACAATAATTATGCCACTACCAACACCTAAAAAAGGAGAAAAACAAACTGATTTTATGTCAAGATGCATAAGTTCAGATGTAGTAAAAAAAGAATTTAAAAATAAACAACAACAAATAGCTGTATGCTATAAACAATATAATAAATAAAATGTCAGAGATAAATCCAGAAAGTAAATTTAGTTTATCGCTAAAAGAAGTAGTAGGAGCAGTTGTAGGATTATCAAGTTTGTTTGGTATTTACTTTACTTTACAAGCAGCGGTCAAAACTAATACTGACGATATAGACTCTTTACGAACTAATAATGTTAACCCTGTCGAGTTTAAATACAAAGACGAATTGGTGAGATCAACAATAAAAAGAGTAGAAGAAAAAACAGACGTTTTAAGTGATGACGTCAATGAGGTCAAAGAACAATTAAACAAGATTGATCAAAGATTATACGAACTAAGTAAAAAATAAATGAAATGGAATGTAACGGTAATTGTCCTTTTTGTATGGGCTGCTAATTTTGCACAAATTAAAGATGGGATCAGTGTGGTTCAATATACTGCTTCTTTCGCGGAACAAGTAGAATTAAAAAGTTTTCGTGATCACAATATTCAAACTTTATTTATATCTAAATCTAAAGATATATTTGAAAAAGAGAATATTAAATACCTTCCTACTATAATTTTATATAGTGACGGTGAAGTTATTTTTAAAGTAGAAAGTGGAATAAGTTTAAAACTACCAGAAAATTGGAAACAACAAATAGACGAACATATAGATTTATTATTGGAGCAACGCTTCTAACAACTATGTGTTTTTCTCAAATTCAAAAGGATAAATTTTATCATTTTGGAGCTGGGATTATATCTGAATATATGGGTGAAAGATTTGGTGTGAAAACACCTGTCGCTACATCTTTTGTTGTTGGTTTTGCAAAAGAAACATACGACTATATTGATTATGGTAAGTTTGATACAAATGATTTAATAGCTACTGCTGTTGGTGGTTTAGCTTACTCAGTTACAATAACATTAGTAAATAACAAGAAAAATGAAAAAATTAATAATAAGCTTGTTCGCTCTTATCGTAAGCATAAGCGTAAACTCGCAAGAAAAAAAAGAAAGTAATTTTAAGAAACTATTTAAGTTTTCTACTTTCTACGCGTCTTATTCAGAAACTAATTCAATTCAGAATAATCAAACATTCTTTGTAACACAAGAAAATGATTTAATTGAAACTACAGTTAGAAATCCCGCTGACTTTAAATGGAATATTGGTTTAAGAAAATTAGCTAATTTCCAATACGAGGATAGAAATAAATTTTACGATGGTAGTGAGAATAACGTAGGGACAAGATCTAATATTGGAAACACTAAAGGACTTGAATATTTAGTTGAATATAGTAGAGGAAGACAACAAGGTGATGAGTTTGAAAATAAAGAAGCTTTTCTTAGGTATTTAGGAAAATGGTGGTTAGTTAAAGGAGAATATAAAGTCAATGAATTAATTGATTTAGATTATGCTTCAGCGGAAGCAAGACTAAGACTACCATTAGGAAAAAAATTAAGTTTATCAGCAGGTGTAATTTGGAGAACAGCTAATAAAGCTTATGGACATAACCCAATACAATCTTACTTAGAAGATAATCCATGGTGGGCGTTAGCATATGACTACGCTGGTCACACTGATCAATTTTATGAAATGATAGATCCATACAACAACGAGTCATTAGGTTATGATTATCTTTGGTATAACCAACAAGGTAATTTAATTGCAGCTAGTGACGCTGATTATAGGCAAGGAGTATTTGGTAATGTTGTTAATAGATACAACGAGGAGGAGCTATCTAAAATAGATCCTCATCAATATGGTAGTTTAATCGCTGGATTAGATTTTTACCATTTTAGAAAATCATTTTGGCTTCACGCGTATGGGAATGTATTACCAAAACATAAGTTAATTAATGGTGATCAAAGATATTGGTATGGAAATAAAAATGGAGATGATTGGATAGATTATAGTGTTGGCGCAATAATTGGTATAAGATTAGGTAAGTTCGGTGTATTTACTGAATTTGCTCAACAAAGATATTGGGACAGAGATTTAAGAGAAATCAAAGTTGGATTAAATTATAAATTATGACAAAGAATTTTAACAAATCAGAATTTGAATCTAAATGTGGTTCGGAAATGCCTGAACAAGTTTATTTAAATATTGTAAAAGTAGCAAATCAATTACAGTATTTAAGGGATTATATAGGTAAACCAATCAAAATAAATAGCGGATATAGAAGTCCTGATCATAACGAGAAAATAGGTGGAGTAAAAGATTCTCAACATGTTCTTGGTAAAGCTGCTGATATTGCTGTTGAAGGAGTTAAACCAGAATTTATTTATCATTATATTAATGATGCTATAAGCAATGGTGAAATGCTTCAAGGAGGTTTAGGTTTGTACGAAACATTTGTTCATTATGACATAAGAGGTAAAAAAGCAAGGTGGTGAAGAAGAAGTTTAAAGATACGAAAGTTGGTCAATTTTTAATAGGCAAATCTGGATTAGTAGACTCTATAGGAGATGTATTACCAGATCAAGGTGTTTTAGGGCTCGTTAAGGGGCTTATTTCTAAAGATGACAGTTTACCACAGGAAGATAAAGAAACAGCCTTAAAGCTAATCGAAATCGACTCAGCGGAGCTACAAGAGGTTTCAAAAAGGTGGGACTCCGATATGAAGTCTGATTCTTGGCTTTCTAAGAACACAAGGCCTATGAGTTTAATATTTTTAACTTTATCAATGGTTATGTTAATTATTTTAGATAGTTTTGAATGGGGGTTTAATGTTTCTGAAGGCTGGGTAGATCTTTTGCAAACATTGTTGGTTACTGTTTATGTAGCTTATTTTGGATCACGAGGAGCTGAGAAATTTAAAAAAATATCTAATGGCTAAAGCAAATATCTCTGTTTACAAAAAACCTAAAAAGAAAAGTCACCCTCATAATAAAAACCAATCAAGATTAAAAAGCTCAAAAGGTTACAAAAAATCATATCGCGGTCAGGGAAGATAAATATTGAATTATTAAAATATATATTTATACTTATATCTTTGAATATATTTATATATATATATCTTATATATACGGGCACGTGATAATTTATTAATAAATGTTAATAAGTTTATCTGTATTTGGCATTTTTTTTATTTAATTTTAAGAAGTGAAAAAGAAAAGCAGAAAATCATTGATCAAAAAACTAGACACAATATTTAGCAGATATATTAGATTAAGAAATGCTAAAAATGAAATTGCTGAATGTGTTACATGTGGAAAAAAAGATAATTATAAAAGGCTTCAAGCCGGCCATTTTATAAGCCGTAAAAATTATAATACGCGCTGGGATCCAACTAATGTTCAAGTGCAATGCGTTGCTTGTAACGTATACAGGTACGGGGAGCAATATAAATTTGGCAAATGGTTAGATCATAGATTTGGGATAGGAACTACAGATGAACTATATAATAAAGGTCAGTTAATTAGGAAATTTTCTGATGATGAAATCCAAGACAAAATCGATTACTATATTGACTTAGTCGATTTATTATAATTCTTGTTTTTTTTGTTTTATGTGTGAAAGGGGAGTATTAATTTACTCCCTTTTTTTGTTAACATTTTGTTAAATATTTTTTTTATTAATACTTTATTTGTACTTTTAAGAAAAAACATGAGCAAAAAAACAAATCAATATTATATTTACAAGGATGGCAAGTTATATACTAAAGTCATTGGTGCTATGCAAGCAGAGGTTATTGCTTACAATCAAAAAGCATCAGTGTATTATGCATATAACGGACATGAAACATTTATAAATAGCTATGAGTAAAAGAAACGAAGGAAAGACAGCTAGATCAACTATGTTCGAATTTCAAGAAATGCAAATCGATGCATGTAGAGAGTTAAACAACGAGTATTATATTGAAATACTTGAATTGAAAAAAAGCAATGATGATCTAAAAAAAATAATCATAGACTTGTTAGATAAAAATTGCAAGGAAAATTTTAAGGAAAGCGTTAGGAGTTTTATATTTCAAGATCAAAGAAATAATGCAGACTAAAGAGGAGGTATTACAACAAATATATTTTAACAATTGCTTTGAGCAATTAAGCAAGGCAATGATCTCTTTAACTAAAGCAAACCCTAACAACAGGAAATTAAAAGAACTAGCATCTAAATTAAGAGAAATGTTTTTTCATTTTAACTCTGTACATTTAAACAATAAATTGTTAAAATCAGAATTAAATGAAGTTAGAACAGAATTATTAAAATTAAAACAAAAACAAAAAAACAATGAATAGAGAAAAATTAAAAGACTTGTATGTAAAATACGATCTAAGTCCTGATGACGTTTTTAAACATGAATTTAAAAATTCAAGTTTCGTGATCATAACTAGAAGTGGTATTGAAAAAATACAAGCAATTGCAAATATTGCAGTTAACTTTGAAGCGAAAGTATTAGAAAAAGATTTTGCAGTTATGAAAGCTACGGCTTATGTAGATGTTAAACAAGTAGTAGAAACTTTTGGATCAGCATTAAAAGGTGATTTTAAAACTGGAAATTGCAATACCTGGTACGTTGCTGAAATGGCAGAAAAACGAGCTTTGTCAAGAGCTATTTTAAAAGTTACAGGATTTTACCAATTAGGAGTATTTGGTGAAGACGAATCAGAGGATTTTAAAAAAAATAAAAAAAAACCAAAACAATTAATAAATAAATAATTATGGGACACATGTTATCATTAAGGCTTAACGTTGCCGCTTTACCACAAGATAAAATGGTTAAAGGAAAAAAAGGAGTTTATATAGATCTTACGTTAAATATAGATGATCAAGAAAACGAATACAACCAATCTGTTTCTAGTTGGATTTCTCAATCTGTTGAAGAAAGAGATAATAAAAAACCTAGAGTTTGGACTGGAAATGGAAGAGTCTTTTGGTCTAACGGTAATGCTTTACCTGTTAACGTAAAAGATAAAGAAGTTTCTCCAGAGGAACCTAAAAAAGACAATGAAAAAATTGATTTACCTTTTGATCTATAATACATGTTTACACTTAGCGATGAACAATTAAAATCTATCGAAGACCAGTGCTTCGTTGATACTACTAATGATGTGAAATATCCACCATTAGCTTTATCGTTTGGTAAAAACACAATAAGAACTAAAAAAGGAAAAATAGAGTTGCCTATTCCTATCGGGACATACGGCAACTTTTCTTTTGTACAGGCACCTCCTAAAACATTAAAGACATATTTTATAAGTTTATTAGCAAGTGTTTATTTATCTGGAAAAAATAAATACGGAGGAGACATTAGAGGTTATAGAGATGATAAATGTTTAATTCATTTTGATACTGAGCAAGGTAAGTTTCACGCTCATAGAACTTTTAGAAGAGTCATAGAAATGAATGAAGATAACGTTGATAAATGTTATCACACGTTTGGTCTTAGAACGATTTCTTATAAACATAGAATAGCATTTATAGAACATTACTTAACACACAAAATAAAAAAAGGAGAAGTTGGATTAGTGATCATAGATGGGATTGCTGATCTTTGCAATGATGTTAACAATATTGAACAATCAAATGATGTAGTCCAGAAAATCATGGAATGGTCAGAAATATTTAATTGCCACATTATTACAATAATACACACAAACCATGGAAACACTGAAAAGCCTACTGGTCATTTAGGAAGCTTTTTAGAAAAGAAAACAGAAACACAAATACAATTGAGTAAAAACTCGACACACGCGGGTTGGATCTCAGTCACATGCAAAAGATCAAGAGGATATAGTTTTGAACAATTTAGTTTTAAAATAAATGATTTCGGTTTACCTCAGGTAATTACCGACTTATATAACCCTCTAAAAGATTTTGAATGAAATGGCTTGAAATTGTAGCGAGACAACATAAAGAATGGATTTTAATGGCTCAAAAAATGGGGGCTAAAAGCTATTCAGAAGACATAGTACAGGAAGCTTATATTAAATTACATTTATATGCTAAGCCTGAAAAGATAATAAAAAAAGGAAAAGTATCTAAAGGATATATGTTTTTTGTTATTAGATCTATTTATTTAGATTATGTTATAAACAGAAATAAAATCAAGAAAATTAACATTGATGATTATTATAAAGATGAAGGCTTTAAGGAAATTAAACCTGAGCATTTACATAAATTTACTGCTAACGATAATTTAGCTGAACAAGAAGCATTTGGCAGATTAGTAAATAAAATGGATAAAGAATTAGAGAATTGGAATTGGTATAATAAAAGAATTTTTGAAATATATAGAGATACGCCTCTTAGTATTAGAGGCATGGCTAAAGAAACAGGTATTAGTTTTGTAAATATATTTCACACTTTGAAAAAAGGTAAAAACATAATGAGACAAAAATTTAGTGAGGATTACGAGGATTTTAAAAACGAAGATTTTAACCAAATATAAATTACTATGAAAAAACCAAAAGACAAACGCACTAAAGCGTACAAGCAATGGAAAGCTAATCATGAAAAATCAAGTAAAGGATTAGGAGACACAATCGAAAAAATTACTAAAGCAACTGGTATTAAGAAACTTGTTGAATGGGTAGCTGGTGAAGATTGTGGTTGTGATCAAAGAAAAGAGGTCATGAATAGATTGTTCCGTTATCACAAACCTCTTTGCCTAAACGAGGATGAATACACTTATTTAGATAAATATTTTAGATCTAGAAGAGGCGTTATTAATCCTAAAGTTCAAGGTGAACTCTTGCAAATATACAATAGAATATTTCAAACTAAAAAAGAAAAATCAACATGCAGTAGTTGCGTAAAGACTATGATCGGTGAACTGCAGAAAGTATTTAAAACTTATGGATCCTTATAGACCAAGACTTACCGGGAACAAGAAATACGCTTACAAATACTTAACCGAAAAAGTAAATAGAGTTTTAGTTATTGGTGATTTACATGAGCCTTTTTGTTTAGACGAATATTTAGATCACTGTATAAAAGTATATAAGAAGCATAATTGCAATAAAGTAATTTTTATCGGTGATGTAATTGATAATCATTATAGTAGTTACCACGAAACAGATACTGAGGCTTTAGGTGGTTCTGACGAATTAGAATTAGCAATTCAAAGAATAGCTAGGTGGTATAATGAATTCCCTAAGGCAATTGTGTGTATTGGAAATCACGATAGAATTATAATGAGAAAAGCTCAAACCTCTGCTGTGCCTAAAAAATGGATTAAAGCTTACAAAGATGTTTTAGAAGTTCCTGGTTGGAAGTTTGTTGACAGATTTGTTTTAGACAATGTTCAATATATACATGGTGAAGCAGGCACCGCTAGAGTTAAATGTAAGGCTGACATGCAATCAACTGTTCAAGGTCATTTACACACTCAATGTTATACTGAGTTTTTTGTTGGACAAAATTTTAAAGTTTTTGGCATGCAAGTTGGATGTGGAATAGATTTTGACACATACGCTATGGCATACGCTAAAAGAGGTAAAAAGCCTGCGATTGGATGTGGTGTTGTGATCAATGGTAAGATAGCTATAAATGAACTAATGGATTTGTAAAATGTTAAAATTATGTTAAATATTTTTTTTAATAAACATTTGTTTATATATTCGTAACTATGATAACAGTAGATTTTGATAATAAAATTTTTACAGCAGTCGAAAACCAAGACAACGGAAATGTTGAGGTGTATCTTACCAAGGAAGCTCGTGAAGCTTTAGGATTAGGTTACCCTCATATTGCTGTCGAGGTATCGCAAGGCAACCCACTTGACAGCGGGATTGGTATTGCGGAAGACAACAGGCTGTAGATCAACTTAAGGGCCGTGAATAATAGTAGCGGCCTTTATTTTTAAATTACAAAACATGAAGAAACCAAAAAAATACACTAACAACCAGAGAATGTCAAGAATGGAAAAAGTATTAACTACTTATTACGTGTTAATACAATCAATGCAAACAAGACTGGATGTAGTAGAGAAATTATTAAATGTCGATAAAGAAAAAAGTAGAGGAGCTGATCAAAGCTAAAGAATTATTGTTGAAATATAATTACCAAATAATTGACATGGAAAACAACATAGTCGATAAAGAAGGAATAACAAGTATTAAATACAATAAAGCACCTAAAAAAATACATATAAAAAGATGATAATATTATTTGACGCAGATAGTTTAATTTACTCTTCATGTATTAACGTAGAAGATCTAGAAGACGCTTGCGCTAAATTTGACGAAGTACTAATGTCAATAGTAAACAAGTTAGACGAGGAGTATGATGTTCAAGAGCTAATTGTTTTTAATAGTGCTAGAGGTAATTTTAGAAAAATAATACTAGATTCTTATAAAGCAAATAGAACCTCTCCTAAACCACCATTGCTAAGTCAATTATCTGATCATGTCACTAAGGAATATAATAGCAAGATAGCTTACGGTATGGAAACTGACGACTTAGTTGCTATATATTGGAATAAATTACAGAAACAATTTGGTAGATCTAATGTGATCATAGTTGCAATTGACAAGGATTATAAACAACTTCCTTGTATGCTTTACAATTACCATATTAAACACCAAACTATGTGGAACATTTCAGAGGTGCAAGCTATGTATAATTTTTATACTCAGATGGTTGTAGGTGATTCAGCTGATAATGTTAATTTCTGTAAAGGATACGGTGTTAAGTATGCTGAAAGAATATTTAAAAACTGCAAAACTAAATACCAATTCATGAAAAAAACCTTTGAATTATTCAAACAAATATACAGGTCGAAAGCAAGAGAAAAATTTATAATTTGTCACACAATTTTAAAACTAAGAACATGAGTAATATATTACACGAAGCAAACGAAATAATAAATAATAGATCAGAGGAAAAGTCTAGAACTTACGGTCCTTTCTCTGAAGGTATGAGACGCGCTGCTAAAATAGCCTCAGGCGCTACAGGTAAAGAGATAACCACTGAGGATATGTATATGTGCATGGTAGCACTAAAGCTATCTAGAGAATCTTATAATCACAAGGAGGATAACCTGCTCGACGCTGTTGCGTATTTAGGAGCATTAAATAATTTACACAATGGGAGATAACGCATGCATGATTAACTTACTAGGAAACGTTCCTACTAGAATGAATTCACATAACGCTGGTTGGACATATTGTTTAAAAAGCATCGCTAGTTTTAGATCTGATTATGATGTTGAAATAGTAAATGAACCGTCAAAAATACACGACTATAAAACGGTTATTATTAATAACGGTATTAATTATAAAAGTGGTGTGTGGAATTTTTTTGGAGGCGTACAACAAATAACTTTAGATTATTTGAATGAGCTATTTAAATATGATGGTTTATTATATACTTTTAATGAGTCCTTAGATTTTAATTCATTATTAAAGAGAAAAGAAATAACATCAATCCCTACTGATCAAGTAGTGTTTGAGGGTTTTACTACTGATAAAAAATTAATACTAGGAGACTCTCATTCTCTTTCAATATATAAATACGGATGGGGCATAAATAGATTAGACGGTAAAACATTACATGGTTTTTTAAAAGACCCTTATAAGTATTTTGACAAAGATAATACTACTGATCTAACTTTATACTTTGGCAACATAGATGTTAGATTTCATTTAATGCGTCAACCTAATCCAGAGCAGGCAGTTTGCGTATTAGTAAAAAAATTAATAGATTTTATTGCAGAGATAAGTCCTAAAATTAATGTAACTGTTCAAGAGTTATTACCTATCGAAGATGAATCAAGGAAAATACCAGGTTCAGGAATGTACAAGGGCAATCCTTTTTACGGAAGTAAAGAAGCAAGGCAAAACTTAGTTAACTTATTTAATATTTTGATCAAAGATTCTATTGATACAAACCATCCTTATAAAGTTCAAAAGATGTGGTTAAATTATCCACTAGACTTTAAATGCATGGAAGCTAGACAATCTGTTCACGTAAGACCAGATTTTTATTTACACAAAAATACATTTATAAATGATAGAAGAGTTCCAACTTTATTATAACAAAGCAAAGCTTAATCAGCAAAGACTTTACGAAGGTTACGACTGGACTAAAGAAGATATTGATGATGATCTAATTTGGCACGTACCAATATATGATGTTGTAAATCGTAGATATGCTGCTTTTAGTAGTTTTTTAGAAGCGTTAATTCACGGTGAAAATGATCCTAAAGGAAATGGTAATTACTTTAAGCATGTCGGTCTTAATGATTTTGATTTTATGCTTTTATGTTATTTGTTTAGGTTATGTGGTAGCGGTATAAATTACAAGCCTAAAACAGCTAAACCTTTTTCAACACATGGATTCGGTAATTTCTGGGTAGTTGATAGCTTAATAAATAACAGATTCACCTTTGATCAATGGATAGAAGATTTACCTGTAAGAAAATTCAGCGACAACAAGGGTTATTTACTACCTATGATTCCAAAAGGATTAAGAAATTTTATTATAGAAGACAGTAAGCAATTAGTTACTTATATTTTAGATAATATGTGGGGATTAGAAATCTATGAAATTGTAGATCTAGGTAATGAATGGTTGTTAAGGAGAGGTTATAAAAGACAGAATTTTGTCCTATGTGCTTTCGCTATGGATTTAGCAGAATATTATCCTAAAATAATACCAAGAAATAGTCATGTTTATGTTGGTTCAAATGCTAGAAAATGTTTAAAATTAATATTTCCAGATAGAAAAGGACTAGGCAGTAATTTAAAATCAACTAATGATGCATTAGAATTTTTGTGTAATTTAACAGGTAACTTTAGTCAGAAGTATGATATGGAAGATGTAGCATGTGATTTTATAAGATACAAAAACAATTTTCAGAGTAAGCATCATGTAGAATATAATAACGGCATAAAATATTATAACAGTGTTTTTAAATAAACAAAAATATATAGAGAATAAAGATCTAAACTTATTTGGTCTTGATCAATACTTAATGTTGACTGAAGATTTTAAATCATCTTTTGATCCTTTTGTAGTTAAAGATGTAAACGGGTTCAACGTTATTGATGAATCTGAATCATGTGAAGTTGGTTACAAAGCAAGATCAGGTGAATTTTTCATGCAGCATCTAAAAGATATAAAAGTAAATCACGTTGTTTATGTTCAACCTAGAAGAGGGTTTGCAGGTATTTCATTAGCTTGGTTGTGTAAAAAGTACGACATGAAACTCACTTTAGTAATGCCTGCTTCTAAAGAAGTTAGTGATCACCAAGCTTTATGTATCGAGTTAGGAGCTGAAGCTAAGTTTGCTAGAATAGCGGCTATGCCAAATGCTAATAAGTATGCTAAAGAATATGCTAAAAAAGTAAATGCTTTCTTTATACCGTTAGGATTAAATCATCCGTTGGTTATTGCAGGAGGAGTAAAAGTTATTTATGATTATTTTAAAGACAAAGATAAACCTAAGACAATGTGGAGCGTGATAAGTACAGGTGTTTTACAAAGGTCATTACAAATAGCTTTGCCAGATACTGAATTTAAAGCGGTAGCGGTTGCGAGAAATATACAACAAGGCGAATTAGGGCGAGCCGAGTTCTACAGTTATCATAAGCCCTTTAACAGTCTGTCGGATTTAATACCAGATAAATTTGATTGTGAATCAAGCTATGATTCTAAAGGCTGGCATTACATGTGTAAACATGGTAAACAAGGAGACTGGTTTTTTAGTGTAGCTGGTAACGCTAAAGAACCTGTTATTGATAAAAGTAAGATCAATTCATATAGAGATTGGAATGATTTAAAAGATTTAAAAATATGATTTATAAAGATGTAACTGAAGCTTTCGAGTCTTTATATAAAAAAATAGATTCTTTACCTGAAAATCCAGGTAAAACAAAAGCTGTTTATAACGAATGCTTTACAATAAAAGATACTAGTAAGCTTGTTGTTAAAACACCTGAAAGAAAGTTCAAGACTAGTTATGCTGAACAGGAATGGATTTGGTATGTTTCAGGTAATAGAAATGCAGAGGACATAGCTAAATGCGCTAAAATTTGGTATGATCACATGGATGAGAATGGAAATGTCAATTCTAATTATGGTTGGCAATGGTGGAGAAACGATCAATATCGTTATGTGGTTGAAGAGTTACAAAGAAATAGGTATTCGAGAAGAGCTGTTATAACAATATACGATGGCAAAGAATGGGAAGAATACCAGAAAGATACACCTTGCACTTTAGCAATACAATTTTATTTTAAAACAGATCCTAGAATCCTGCACATGTCAGTTATTATGCGTAGCAACGATTTATGGTTTGGTTTTTGTAATGACGCTTATTGTTTTATTAAATTGCATCAGTCAATGTGCGAAGACTTAAATGCGATACAAGGAGAATATACACATTTTGCACAAAATTTACATTTATACCCTAGACATTATGGAAAAAACATTTGAATTAATTAGATTATGGGCTCAAGAACGTAGCTTATATAAAAAAGGAAATCCTCATACTCAATACGTAAAATTTCAAGAAGAGGCTGGAGAATTAGCTAAAGCTTTATTAAAAGACGATAGAGATGAGATCATAGATTCTATAGGCGATATAGTAGTTGTATTAACTAACCTTGCTCACATGAAAGGTTTAAGTATCGAAGACTGTATTTTAACAGCTTATTTAGAAATAAGAAATAGAAAAGGAGTTATGATCAATGGAACATTTGTTAAACAAACAAAAGAAAGCGATCACATAATTGCAGGAACAGAATGAGAAGATATTTAGCTAAAATTAGAATACCTGAAAACCTTGATCACCAGTCAGTAGGTTATATAGGAGAACAAATATTTAAGTTGTGGTTTAAAAGAACATTTGAAGATGAGCAATTATTTAAACAGAAAGCAGATAGAGAATACCAACAGATAGATTTTTCAGACGAGAAAGGATATACTTATCAAATTAAAACTACTAGCAAAAAAAGTTATACTTTTAATTGTTCTTTAGATAAAATAGATGATCATTTAAATTCTTATTTTTATGTATTTATTCAACTAAAAAATAATCACGCATACATAGAACCAATAAAAAACAGAGAAGATATATTAGATAATATAAATAAATCTTTTATAAATGATTCGTGTTACATTAAAGCGAGAGACTTACAACAACAAGAGATCGACATTAGCTAATAAAATAATAGACGAATATTATTTGTTAGTTATTTATGAAGTTGAAAGAGGAGAACCATTGGAGCATGTAATGATAATGCTAGAAGAATATGAGAAAAAGGAATTATATATGGAATGTGCTGGAATTTATAAAGCCATTGATCATATAAAGTTTTTTACACTTTATCAAATAATAACCTATCTGTGTTTAGATGAACAAACAGATAATATAAAAATTAATTATGACAAGCGAGAGTATTAAAAATAAAATAAATCAAAGATTAAATATTGATATAAAAACAAATACGAGAGATAGAAAACATGTATATGCGAGAGCAATCTATTATAAACTATGCAGAGATCTAACCAACATGAAATTACATGAGATAGCTAAAACAGTAAATAGAAATCACGCATCAGTATTACACGGTATAAAAACAGTTTTTCCTACATTAAAAGAATATAAAGATCCTATATATAAAATATACGTAGAACTAACTGAAAAAGATAGATTACCTTTACAACAAAAATATGATCTATTAAATCATAAATATTTAGAACTATGTAAATACGCTGTAAGCAATAAATATAAAAAGCTATTTGACATTATTACTAAAATACCAGAAGAAGAAATAACAAATGTAGAATGTAGAGTTTCAGCGATTGTTGATATACTTAACAAAAAGAAATAAACATTGTTATATAAAAAAGTATTTGATTAATCAATTTTTTTCAAAATGAATTTAATAGGAATAGCAGCATTACACCCATGCCCGATATGTATTACAATAGCAATAGGAGCATACGTTATTTCATGGGTAATATACACAAACAAAGAGGATGAGTAGAGGTGGTAAAAGAGAAGGTTCAGGTAGGAAATCAAAAGCTGAGGAGATACAGTTAATTGAAAAGCTTGGTCCGTTAGAAGGCAAAGCATTTAGAGCTCTTGAAGAAGGTATTGAATCTGGTGATTTTAAATATGTACAATTATTTTATCATTACTTTGCTGGTAAACCTAGAGAAACAAAAGATATTAATCTAGCTTCAGAGCAACCATTATTCCAATTAGATGAATGATTTTATTGTAACGACAGCAATAAAGAAACTTAGTAAATTAAATAAACGTAATAGAGTTGTTCAAGGTGGAACATCTGCAGGTAAAACCTTTGGAATTATACCATTACTTATTGATCATGCAATTAAGAATTCTAACAAAGAAATATCTATAGTTAGTGAATCTATTCCTCATCTACGTAGAGGTGCTTTAAAAGACTTCTTAAAGATTATGATGTCAACTAATAGATACATAGACGGCATGTTTAATAAAAGCTTATTAAAGTATCAATTTACAAATGGTAGTTATATAGAATTCTTTTCTATAGAATCAGCTGATAAATTAAGAGGAGCTCGTAGAAATATTTTATACGTTAATGAAGCAAACAATATTCCGTTTGATGCCTATAATCAATTAGCAATAAGAACTAATGAAACTATATGGATTGACTTTAATCCTACCTCATCTTTCTGGGCACACACTGAATTACAAAACACAGAAGACACAGACTTTATTAAATTAACATATAAAGATAATGAAGCTTTACCACAAACAATAATAAAGGATATTGAGAAGGCAAGATTAAAAGCAACAACTTCTACTTATTGGAAAAATTGGTGGACAGTTTATGGTTTAGGTGAGATAGGTAGTTTAGAAGGTGCATGTATACCAGATTGGAAACAAATAGATCTACCTCATGAAGCTAGGTTATTATGTTATGGAATGGATTGGGGATATTCTAACGATCCTACAACATTGATTGCAATGTATAAATATAATGATTCCTTTATTTTTGATGAGGTAATATATAAAAGAGGAATGTTAAATACTGAGATCAGTGCTTTATTAAAGAGTTATGAAGTAGACAATATAATATATGCGGATAGTGCAGAGCCAAAATCAATTGCTGAATTAAATAGTTATGGGCACACGGTTTTACCATGTATGAAAGGAAGAGATAGTATTGTTTACGGTATTAACTTAATAAATCAAAATGAAATATATATAACTAGTAGATCTGTTAACATGATCAAAGAACTACAAAATTATATTTGGTTACAAACAAAAGATGGTGAAACATTAAACAAACCAATTGATGCTTATAACCATTGTATTGATGCAATGAGGTATGCAATTACCGCACAATTAGATAATCCTCATCGAGGCTCTTATCATATATATTAGAATTTTAACAAAACTTTAACATTCCTTTAACACTTTAAACTAAACTAAATTTGTATATTAGCTATGTACTTATGTACAAATGTTCATTAAAATACTGAAAAACTGGAAAGTCATTAACATCGAATGCGAGACTTTTAAAACACTTAGGATGAGAATCATAATTCAAACGATCTAAGCAATCCAGAATATATCTAGGAAATTTGTTTCGAGTAACAATGTCGCATTAGGAAGGCATTAATATTTGAGGAAAAGGATACTGAAACGGAGGTGCAATTCCTTCACCCTCTTCAAAGGGGGTTAGTGTAGTAGCATCACGCAGATAATTATATGAAATTAAGTTAATTACTTAAACAAGATTATAATTTCGACATAGACAAAAGAGTATACTCGGGCAACGGATGGTAAAGGGAAACTAGAAATCAAAAGTTTCTTTGCAATGTAAGTACGCATTGTAAACCCAACCATTAAAGACCTTGTGATTGTAACCGGCAAGTCGCATAGCTGGGAGGTTAAAAAAGATGATGCGCGTCTTCATAACCTACAGAGGCACCTAACTAGATAATAATATTATTAAAATATTTAAAGACTCGTAGGCAGTCGGGCGAAACCTTAGCGGGAAGAGGACCGTGTCTTTTGTCAAGACTTAATCTTGTAACGACGATGGTGAGAGATTCGAATCTCGAGAGTGGTAAAACGTATACCTCCATCAGACAGCCTATTAGATATTTGACCCCCATATTGATCACGGATCTCTAGGGGGTTTTTTTTTAACAAAACTTTAACAAAACTTTAACATTTGAAATTATATTAGTTAACAATTGTTTATTATATTTATACCATACTAATAATCAAACGCTAAAACAAAATGAGACAAGAAATAAAATTACAAACTAAAAACTCCAATTTAGAAATAGGGACTTGGGTTACTATTATGGTTTATGATTGGTTAACAAACCGTAATAAATATAAATCTAAAAAAATAGTATCAAGATACGTACATGTATGTGGATCGAGAGTTTCTTACAATGGAGGAATGTTTGAACCAAATGATATAATTATGATCGGTAGACCAACAAAAAAACAAAAACAAGAATTGTCTATCAAGGAAGATATTAGATGGGAAGAAAAACAAAAGCAAGAAGATCTAAAATTTAAAAGAGAAGTTAAGATAGATAGACTTAAGAAAATGTGTAGCGATATGTTTAAGCAAACTTCAAATGATAAATATCTACATTTAATGCTAAAACTTTATAAATTATAAATCAAGATCAGGGGGAGATAACAATGGTAAATAAGATTTCCGACACTCCCCTTTATCTTATAAACTTAAAAAAAATGGATAATAATAAAACTACAGAAGACGTTTGGACACTTAAACAACAATTGCATGATGCATTAATAGATGTTGATACATTAAAAATGCAAAAGAGCAGATTAGAAAAGGAACTATATCGCGAGAAAGAATGTTACTACGCAACTGTTAGATCATACGACGAATCAATTCATAAATATCATTCCGATGTTATCAGACATCTAGATCAAGATATTAATAAAATAAAACACTTATTAAAAGGTTGTACAAATTGGCAAGATGAAGTTCTGGTAGATGCACGAGGTCTAGAGATACAATTAACTGACATTATTAAAACAACAATGACTAAAACAATATTAGATTATGAGAAAGCATTACGATAAATTAACAAGATTAGCTGCATTAAGTTTATTTTCATTGATCTTATTAGCCGGGAGTTTATTACTTTTACACCTTGAAGCTTTGATCAATATAATATTTGGACTATAGAAAAGAGATTAGTTGGTGTTTAAAAAACGATATAAAAATATATGTTGAACCAATAAGACAGGGTAAAAGACCACCTGTTATTATTGTTATAGATTATAAAGGTCAGATCAAAAAAGGAAAAATAGAATATGCGCAACAGAACAATTTAGTTTGGGAAAAAATAAACGAAATTTACAAAACTTATTTTAATCATTTCAATAAGTATTGAGTTAGTTTGATTTTTAGTTAGAGACCTCCGTTTAACATGGGGGTCTTTTTTTTGTTTTATAAAAAAGAAATATGAAATTAAAAGAAATAGATCTTAGTTCTAAAACTTTAGAAGAATATCAAAAAGTTATGATCAAGGATAATGTTAAAGAAATTGACTTATTAAAATTCTTTCTTAACATGTCAACAATAGAACTAAACAAGCTTCCACAAAAACATGTGGATATTTACACGATGCAAATAAATTCTATTTTAAATCGTGATCATGAATTAGTAACAAGGTTTAAATTGGATGGAGTGGAATATGGATTTATTCCTAAGTTAGACGATATTACATACGGTGAAAATTTAGACGTAACAAAACATATTGGTGAGTATGGATCTATGCATAAAGCGATGGCTGTTTTATATAGACCGATAAAGCAAAAGTTAGGGGATAAGTATTTAATAGAAGATTATGAAAACAGTTATAAATATTCTGAACAATTAAAGAAAATGCCGTTAAATGTTGTATTAGGTTCGATTGTTTTTTTTTACAATTTAACCAGCGAATTGCTAAACTTTACCCTGAACTATTTGGAGAATCAGGAGGAGATGGAGGACTCGGGCCTCAAGCAAACTTTACAAGAAAATGGGGTAGATTTACTGAACTCTATTCACTCGCTCAAGGAGACATTACGAGATTTGAATCCATCGCTAAGTTAAAATTACATAAATGTTATTTGTATTTATCATTTGAAAAAGAAAAAACAGAATTAGAAAATTTATTAATAAAGAAAAATTTTAAAAAATAATGAGCGGATATTCATTGAACGGCTTTTATCTAATAACAGAACTTATTAGAGAACAATTAGCAAAGGATGTTAATGTTAACACTGTTACTTATGGTGATATATTTCAGGTAGATCTAAGTAAGCAAACAATCTTCCCTTTATCACATGTTCAAGTTGTCTCAGCAACGATGCAAGAAAATGTGTGGATGTTTAACATATCTATTTTATGTATGGATATTGTTGAGAAGCCTAAAGATTATGTGGACACTGAGAATGATACGGCTAAAAACATTTTTAGAGGAAACACTAATGAGCAAGATATTTGGAACACGCAACTGGCTGTTGCTAATAGATTATTAGAACTTTTATATAGAGGTAATTTATATGAGAACAAATTTCAGTTAGAAGGCCAACCTGTTTGTGAACCATTTACTGATAGATTTGAAAACGAATTAGCTGGTTGGACTGTTTCATTTAATATTTTAATTCCTAATGACATGACTATTTGTGTTATTCCAGAAAATCAAGATAATTAATGAATAACATTAAAGACACTTTAAGGGCTTTTGGTAGAGGAGTGGTTAATGCTTCTAGATTTAATTTAGCAAATGATAGAAAGAATGTAAGCAAAGCTCTTTCAGATTCAATTAACTTTGAGGTGTTAAATCCTGAAGAAGGTTCTTATATAGTTGAATTTGTAATGTTAACATATGGGTTATTTATAGACAAAGGAGTTAGTGGTGTAAAAAATAAGATAAACAGTCCTTATTCTTATCGTAGTAAAGGGGGTAAACAAGGTCTTAAAGGTATGCCTCCACCAAGTGCATTCGACAAGTGGGGAGTTGTTAAAGGCATTGCACCTAGAGATGAGAAAGGTAGGTTTTTACCTCGTAAATCAGTTAATTTTGCTATCGCTAGAAGTGTATTTGAAAACGGTATTCAACCAAGTTTTTTCTTTACTAAGCCATTTAATAAATACTTTGAAAACTTATCTAAAGGTATCAAGGACGATTTTAACACAGAAGTAATAACAATAATAAAAAAATTAGAGAAAAATGGCTAAAATAAACACTAGAAGTCCATATTATATTTCAATAGAAAACCCATCAGGTAGTTATGCAATACTAGAGTTGTTTATCTATGGGGGAACTACACCTTCAGGAACACCTACATATACACTTAGAACTAATACTATTTCTAACGCATCAGGCTCTACTCAAATAGCTAAATTTGAAATAAGCGAACTAATACAAGATTACTTAAATCCTTTTTTAAATAATTACCAATACAGTTTTGGTTTTGATCAAACAGTTTATGTTGACACTAGATTAACTATATATAATGATGCAGGAACAAATTTAGATCAAGACCAAACCTTTAAGAATGTAGCCACGATGGGATATGGATATTTTTCGGAAGGAGCCAATCCACAATTAAATCAAGCACTACTAATTTCTAATCCAACTATTTTAATCCCTGCTGGTTACCTTATTCGTTTGCCAATAGATTCAGCAGCTACCGATAATATTACTTATTTATATCAGGGTAACGAGGTAGTAAATATAGAACAATCTCCTGATACCCAAGGTTATCGACAATTTAGATATATAAACGGTTTCAATGTTAGTTCTTCTAACACCGATAATGACTGGTACGACTATGCTGAGTCAAACCAATACACTGTTGAGGATAACACGTTATTACAATCTTACTGGAACGAAGGTGGCACTTGGCAACCTGTTGATCAAGTTATAGTTGAAGGTGATGATGGTTTAAGAAAAGTAAATGTTAAAATGGTTAGTTGTGATCAGTATCAACCCATAAAAATTACATTTGAGAACAAGTTTGGTGCTTGGCAAGATTTATGGTTTATGGGTAATAATCAAAGAGAGATAACAACCAAAAAAGAAACATTCAAAGGAAACATCATGCTAAGTGAACAAACAGCTTACGCTACTGATAAGCCTACGCAACAAATTTTAACTAAAAATGGTGTTGAAAAAATAACTTTAAACAGTGGGTATTATCCTGAAGATAATAATAATTTATTTAAGGAATTAATGTTGAGTAGAAGAGTTTATATTACTCTAGATGCTGTTGATTTACCAGTAATAGTTTCTGGTTCGACAATGAAATTTAAAACAAGATTAACAGAAAAATTAATAAATTATACGGTAAATTTTGAATTTGCTTTTGACACAATTAACAACATACGTTAATGCAGACAATACAATTATATATAGAGGGTGAAAGAGTAGATCTTTTTAAAGATGAATCAGTTACTATTACAGATTCAATTAAAAATGCTAAAGATATAAAACAGGTTTTCACTGCTTTTACACAACAATTTACTTTACCTGCTAATAGTGTAAATAATAAAATATTTAAACATTATTATAATTATACTATAACAGATGGATTTGATGCTAGAGTTAGAGTTAATGCTGAAATAAAACTAAATTTCGCTGATTTTAAATTAGGAAAACTAAAGTTAAATTCTGTAATATTAAAAAACAATAAAGCATATTCTTATAAAGTTGTATTTTTTGGAAGCACTGTTGATATAAATGATTTAGTAGGAGAGGATCAGTTAAGCGATTTAAATTATGTTGAGACTAAAGCATCAGGCACAAATACTTCGGCTGTTGCAGATGAGCTTATAGATACTAGCGCGAGTTTTACAACAACAGTTAGTCCAGGTGATAGAGTAAAAAATGAATCATCTAGTCAATACGCAACTATAACAGAAGTAACTAATAATTCAACTTTAGTTTTAGATTCAGATATATTCACGTCTTCACCTGTTGCTTATACTATATTTTTAAGTCCAATATACGGTAATGATGCTGTTCTTGCTAAAATGCAATTAGATCCTGATTTAGCTAAAAACAGTTTAGTTGTTCCGTTGATAACCCACACTAAAAGACTATATTATGATTCATCAGCAGCAATTCAAGGTGATGGTAATTTGTATTGGAATGGTGGTGGCGCAGGTACAGCTGATCACGGAGTGGAATTTAAAGATTTAAAATTTGCATTAAGAATCGATGAAATTATTAAAGCAATGGAAAACACTTACACAATAAGTAATGGTTATCCTCAAGACTTGGTCTTTAGTAATGATTTCTTTAATACTTCAAACGCAACTTATTATGATCTTTACATGTGGATGAATAGGAATCAAGGTGATGTGCAGACAAGCACAAGCGTTGATGCTTTTACATTTACTGTTGCGCCTTGGAGTGGGGGTACTCAAATAGAAGGCGTTTTCGGTTCTGGCTCTAATATAGCTGTAAATCCATATGATGTAGATTCTTTTGAATTTAGTGTGCAAATGAATACTGATTTAGTTGACTACACTTTTGTTTTAATTCAAGACGGGTCAGAGATTTATTCTACTTTGAGAACTGCTGGTGATGGTGATTTTACTTTTGATGCAAGTGATATTGGGATTGCTGCTAATTTATTAAGAGGAACTTTTCAAGTACAAATTCAAAGTAACGCTCAAGTAAGTTTTACAAATATAAATTTAAATGTCACAGGGGAATACGAAGCACCGCCTAACGATACAATAACTCCTTTAGATGTAGATATTTATATAAATAATTTAGACACGCCAACGATCTCTATATTTGATGTGGGTTTACAAATGCCTGAAATGAAAGTTGTGGATTTCTTAACAGGGTTGTCTAAGATGTTTAACTTAGTATTTTATTTAAACGATAATAACGAGGTAGAGGTAAGAACATTAGATGATGGTACTTCAGATAGTTATTATAACTTAAGCGATATACAAACTTGGGATATTTCGGATTACGTAGACGTTACAACAAGTCAAGTAGATGTTGCTTTACCTTTTAGATCAATAACGATGACCTATAAAGATCTAAAAACATTTCTAGCTTTAAAACATGGTCAATTGTTTAATCAACAATGGGGTGCGGAAAGCTGGAACGAAGATACACAAACGAAAAGAATAGATGGTTCAGATTATAAAATTATACCACCTTTCGAACATATGAAATTCGAAAGATTAGTCAACCAAGATAGCGGTAACAATACCACTGTTCAAGTAGGTTGGTCTGTTAATGAAAGTCAAAGCGCATATAAAGGTAGCCCTTTGCTTTTTTACCCTAAACACCAAGATGGTGGGGGGATAACCCCTGTTCAATGGTTAGTTAGAAGTGCTGCAGGCGGTCAAGTTTTTGGTGAAGAATTAGATAATTATATTATCCCTAGTAATAGCGAAAATTTAACGTCTTTAAACAATACTAATAATATTAATTTTGGCCCTATGCCTAACGAGTATGCAAATGAAATATTTGTAGAAACTTTATTTACTAGATTTTACTACAATTATATTACTAATATTTTTAGAGAGAATGCAAGATTAGTTAAAGTTACAGCTTACTTACCTTTGCGGATTACTTTAAATTATAAATTAAACGATTACGTGATGATTGGCAGTCAAACATATAGGATAAACAGTATAAAAATAAATTTATTAAATAATAAATCAGAATTAGAATTAATAACAGTATGATCATTATAAAATTATTAAATGTAGATAACTTTTACGGATTAAGTAAAAACATAGAAATAGCAAAAGGTAAGTATAAATTACCTGAAACAATTATGCAAGGAATAAATCAAATTAAACGTGAAACATTATGGCGAACGAAACAAGCAACATAAAAGTAAATGTAAATTTAAGAGATGCTATAAAAGATTTTGAGACTTTTGATCAAAGAGTTACGGAATCAAAAGATAGTATTATTAGCTTAGAGGCACAGATAATTAGACTGGAAAAGGAAAGGGCTCAGTTAGATCCTAAAGCCATGAATAGACTTAGGGATTACAATGAGGCTATCGATAAAACCAAAACACGTTTAAAGGAAGAAAAAAATGACCTCAAGCAACTTAATGCAGAAAGAACAAAAGCAAAAAAGAAAGTTACAAGCTTAACCAAAGCAACTAAAAAAAATACAGGTGTCACAGGTTTATTAAATACAATGACAGGTGGATTAATAGCTAGATTTAAAGCTATGCAAGTAGCCACTATGGGTGCTGTTAAAGGTTTAACTGCTATGAGGATTGCTTTATTAGCATCTGGAATTGGAATTATTGTTCTTGCTATAACAGGTTTGATAGCTGCTTTTAAAAGATCAGAAGAAGGTCAAAACAAGTTTAATGTTTTAATGGCTAAAATAGGTGTAGTAATGAATGAATTACTTGACGTATTAGCCACGTTTGGTGAATTTATTATTGATGTCTTTACAAAACCAAAAGAAGTATGGGAATCTTTTGTTACATCAATGAGAGAGGGTTATGAATTTATAAAAGACCAAGTAATAAATAGAATTACCGGTCGTTTTGCTGTTATGGCAGGTAAGGTTGAGAAAAGCATTTTAAAAATGCGTATTTCTTGGAAAAAGTTTTGGGGTAACGATGAAGCTGTAAAAGCTTTAACTAAGGAATTAGATAATGTAAATAAAAAAATAGAAGAGGGTCAGAAAAAAATAGATCAAGCAAATAAAGAAATAATTAAATCATATGTAAATTCAACTCTTTCTATGAATGAATATTTTGGTAAGTTAAAAAGGGAACAAAAAATAGCTACTAAAATTGCACAAGACAGAAATAAAGCGGATAAAATAGATAGAGCTTTAATTGTAGAAAGAGCTGAAGCAACTAGGAAAGTAAATGAGTTAAGAGAAAAAGCTTCACGAAGAGAAAATTTTTCAACTCAAGAAAGAATAAAATTTTTAACAGAGGCCGGTGAAGTTGAACAAGCTATAGTAAATAAACAAATAGCAGCTGCTAAAATTAGACTAAGAGCTAAACAAGCGGAGAATGACTTAGGTAAAACAACTAAAGCTGATTTAGATGAAGTAGCTAAACTACAAGCTAAAGTAATTGATCTAGAAGGTAAAAGGCTTAGAAAACAAAAAGCAATTAGTGCCGAGATCACAACTAACCAGAGAGAACAAAAAGCAGAAATAGAAAAAAGTTTAGCTGATTACGTTTTTATCCCAGGCATTGGTTATATATCTAAAGAAGGATTTGAAAAAATCCAGCAAAATCAAGAAGGCATTAAAGCTATTCAAGATGGTTATAAACGAAGAGCTGAAGATGAAGCTGCTGAAACTGAACTACAAAAAATAGAATTAGAAAAAGAAAGGGCCTTAGCAGAACTAGAAAGATTAAATGCAACAGAGCAACAAAAAGCAGATATAATAGCTTTTTACGCTAATAAGACAAAAAAGCAAGAGGAAAAAAATGCTGATGCTAGTACAAACTTAGACAAGCAAGTTGCTGCTGCAAAAATGTCTCAAGCAAAACAAGCTTTTGCATTAGTTGGAGAGCTTGCTGGTAAAGGTAGTAAGGTTGGAAAAATTGCAGCAATAGGTCAAACAGTAATAAGCGGAATTCAATCTGTTCAAAACGCATTTACGACTGCATCACTATCACCAATAACAGCAGTAAATCCAGGTTATCCTTTACAGCAAGCAATAATAGCAGGTGCTTTTAGCGCAGCTCAACTAGCTAAATTAATAGCAACTAATCCAGAATCCCCTTCTGTAGGGGGTTTAACTCCGGCTGGAGGAGGTAGTCAACCAGCTGTTCCAACATTTAACATTGTTGGTCAAGGCGCAACTAGTCAATTAGCGGCTTCAATAGCTGAACAAGAATCAGAGCCAGTACAAGCTTACGTTGTTTCACAAGATGTTACAACGGCACAAAGCTTAGAAAATAATATAATCTCAGGAGCTACACTAGGTGGATAATATATACGATATAGAATGGATGTTTCATTACAAGGTTTACATAGCTAAATCTGATATACATGGTGTAGGTATAAGAGCAATAAACGATATTAAAAAAGGTGAAAAGATATTTTATTATAGAACAATAGGCACAAAGCCTTTAAGTATAAAAGATTTGTTAAGTAAAAACGTTAGTCAAAGAGTTATTGATGTATTAAAACGAATTTATTATAGTAAAGATGATATTTTATATTTACATAGAGATCCAAGTTTACACCATGTTAATTTTATGAATCACAGTTTTAATCCTAATATGATATTTGTAGAGGGAAACTACCTAGCTAAAAGAGATATAAAAGCAGATGAAGAAGTTACTTTAGATTTTACACATAATAATTATCATTCAAAATTAAATTTTACACCTAAGAATTTATAACATTTATAATTTTATTT